GTGCGTAGGGCTGCACACCATCTATCGTGCGCCGTACCTCGAGCGGTACATGCCCGCAAAAATTGCCCTTGCCCTTGTCAGGTGGTGAGCTATCATGCCCATGCATTGCGAGTCTCCTCCAGTGGCCCCTAGTCGGGCCTTGCCCCCGGCGCAGTCTGCAACGCCCGCGCCGGGGGATTTTTCTGCAATAATCCGCCCATGGTTACAAAAACCAAGCGCAAACCGACCGGCGCGGCAGCGATGGGAGCCGGTCCTGGGCGCCCGAAGGGCTCAGAGAACAAGATCAGCAAAGAGCTGAAGGAGATCATCCTCGGCGCCCTGGATGATGCCGGCGGGCAGGAGTACCTAGCTGAGAGGGCGCGCGACCCGCGCACGGCGCCTGCGTTTATGGCGCTGGTTGGCAAGGTGTTGCCGCTTCAGGTAAGCGGATCGGTGGGCGTGGTCATTAACTGGCCCGTGCCCCCGCCGAAGCTTGAGCGTTGACTACACGCCGCGGCAGTATTTCCTGCCGTATCACGAGCGCGGAAACCGCTGGGCGTGCATCGTCGCCCATCGACGGGCCGGCAAGACGGTTGCAACCGTCTTCGACTTGCTGACATGCGCACTGGCGACGCGGAAGCAGAACGGCCGCTATGCCTACATAGCCCCGTACTACAGCCAGGCAAAAGCCATCGCATGGGACTACCTGAAGCGCTTTGGTGCGCCGGTTGCTGAGCGCATCCTGGAATCAGAGCTGGCTGTGGACCTGCCGAACGGCGCGCGGGTGCGGCTGTTCGGGGCGGATAACCCCGATGCACTGCGCGGCATATACCTGGATGGCGTGGTGCTGGACGAGTACGGGGACCAGCGCCCGACAGTGTGGGGCGAGATCATCCGCCCGCTGCTGGCCGACCGCCGAGGCTGGGCCACCTTCATTGGCACGCCAAAGGGCAAAAACCACTTCTACGATATCCGCGAGCAGGCGAAGTCCTCGCCTGAGTGGCTGTACCTCGAGCTAAAGGCCAGCGAGACCGGCGCGCTGGCGGCCGATGAGCTGGCCGATGCCAGGCGCACCATGACGGACGCCCAGTATCAGCAGGAATTCGAGTGCGCCTTCGACGTGCCGGCCCTGGGGGCGATCTACTCGAAGGAATACCAGAAAGCGCGCGAGCAAGGTCGGTTTACTCGGGTGCCGCATGACCCGATGCTCCAGGTGTCCACCTTCTGGGACTTGGGCATCGGCGACAGCACGGCGATATGGTTCGCACAGCATGTGCGGGGAGAAATCCGGTGCATCGACTACTACGAGGCCAACGCACTGCCGCTGGATCACTATGTGCAGATGGTCAAGGCTCGGCCCTACACCTACGCCACGCACTGGCTGCCGCACGACGCCCAAGCCAAGCAACTGACCAGCGGCAAGAGCACGATGGAGATCATGCAAGCCCTGGGCTTGCCGGCGCGCATCACGCCTAAACTCAGCCTCGAGGACGGGATCAACGCCGCGCGCATGATCTGGCCTCGTTGCTGGTTCGATGAAGCGAAGACGGCGCGCGGGCTTGAATGCCTTCAGAATTACCGCAGGGAACTAAACGAGAAGCTCGGCGAATTCCGGGCACAGCCCGTGCATGATTGGGCCAGCCACGGGGCGGATGCGTTCCGGTATCTTGCGGTGAGCATCGATCAGGCTCAAGGTGCCAAAATGGCGCCCATCAAATATCCAGCGAGCGGGGTCATATGAGCCGAATTGGACAGCTACAAGAGCAAAAGCGCCAGCGCGCAGAGCTCGATGCACTCAAGGCCACGGTTGCCAGCATGGCGAACGGTATGGCAGACCTGGTGAATCAGGTAGCCTCATTGACTGCGGCTATCGAAAACGCCAAGCCGATAGTTTCTGCCGTAGAATCCACGCGGCGAGGCCCCGGGCGGCCGAGGAAAGACCATGCCGAAGGACGCACTGATCGCGGCGATTGAGCGGCACGAGACGCTAGCTGACTCATTCGGCAGCCTCAGCGATGACCGCAGCGAGGCGCTTGATCGATACCTAGGCCACCCGATGGGCAACGAGATCGACGGCCGGTCTCAGGTGGTTAGCCGCGACGTGTGGGACACCGTAGAGTGGCTAAAGCCGCAACTGGCGGAGGTGTTCTGCGGCGGCGATCAGGTGGTGAGCTTCAGCCCGCGAGGGCCGGAGGATGTGAAGGCGGCCGAGCAGGAATCGGAGTACGTCAATCACGTCATCACCGAGAAAAACAACTGGTTCGAGGTCTACTCCGGATGGCAGCATGATGCGCTGCTTCAGAAAAATGGCTACGTCACGGCCTATTGGGATGACCGCGAGGACCGTTCGGTTGAGGAGTACAAGGGACTATCCGCAGATGAACTGGCGCTGCTGGCGCAAGACCCGGAGGTGCAGATCGAATCTGGCGAGCAGACCGCAGAGGGCTACAGCGTCAAAGTGGCGCGGGTCCAGGGATACGGCTGCGCCAAGATCATCAACATACCGCCGGAGCGGGTGCTAGTCAGCCACAACAGCCGCGGGCTATGCCTGCAAGATCCAGACCTAGATTTCGTCGAATACATCGAATACAAGACGCTTTCGCAGCTACGCGATGACGGGTTCAAGGTAGACGACAACCTCAGCGACCACTCCGACGCCGCCACCGAGTGGGAGGAAGACAGCCGCGACGACAACAACCCATTCAGAAACCGCGATGGGGATGAATCCAGCCCAGCCGCCCGCCGGCTGAAGGTGCGCAATGTTTGGATTCGGTTTGATGCCGACGATGATGGCCGCACCGAGCTGCATCGCATCGTGATTGTTGGCAAAACGATCTTGCAGGATGACGAGGCGGACGAGGTGACGCTGTACGCGCTATGCCCGATCCCGCTACCGCACCAACACACCGGCCTATCCGTTGCTGATTCGGTGATGGACCTTGAGAAGATCGCAACGTCGTTGCTTCGGGGCGCGCTCGATAACGTCTATCTGGCCAACAACGGCCGCTATTTCGTCGATGCGAACCGGGTAAACCTCGACGACATGCTGGTGAGCAGGCCTGGCGGCATCGTGCGCGTGCAGGGATCGATTGCAGACGCTGCTGCCCCATTCGCGCATGCCGCCAATGGTCAGGTGGCGGTGCCTATGATGGAGTATGTTGACCGGCTGCGCCAGAAGCGCACCGGGGTTAGCGAGTCCACGCAGGGACTGAACGCCAATTCGCTGAACAACAGCATGGGCGCAGCAGCGAATATGGCGATGGTGACCGCTGCCCAACAGCGCATCAAGCACATCGCCCGCATCTTTGCCGAAACCGGGGTTAAAGCGCTGTTCCGCGGCGTGCATATGCTCACCATGAAGCATGCGCGCAAGCAGGAGCTGGTCAGGCTGCGCAATCAGTGGGTTCCGATTGATCCGCGAGGCTGGCGCAAGCGGCAGGATATGTCGATCTCGGTAGGGCTTGGCAGCGGTGATAGGCCGGCGCAAATTGCCATGCTTACGCAGATTCTGACGCTCCAAGCCCAGGCGCTGCCGTTTGGGTTGGCCTCGCCCGTCAACGTCTTCAACGCTTTGAAGCGTCTAACTTCGGCTGCTGGCTACAAAGACCCGCTGGAATTCTGGACCGACCCGGCGACAGTCCCGCCCAAGCCTCCGCAACCGCCAATCGAGCTGCAAAAAGCCCAGATGGAGGGCCAGATTCGCGGGCAGATCGAAATGGGCAAGGCCCAGGCCGAAATGCAGATCAAGCGGGAGGAGTTTGCGCTCAAGATGCGCGAAATCGAGGCTAATCTCGCCCTACAGCAGTCAAACGACATGCGCGACTCGCAGCGCGAGCAGCTAAAGGCGCAGTTCGAGGCGCAACTAGAGGCGCAGCGGCTTGATCTGGAACGCTGGAAGGCCGAGCTCGAGGCGCAGATTGAGTTGCGCACGACGGCCGAGGACAACGCGACTAAGCTGCAAATTGCAGGCATGAGCGCCGAGCAGAGCAAGGAAGGCGAAATGCTGCGCATTGGACACGAGGCGATGCAGAAGGACGCGGATAGGCAGCATGTGTTAGCGCAGAAGGAGGCGAAGGAGCGCCCAGCTCGGGAATTGCGGGAGGCGCAGAAGCGGACCGCTGACTCTGGTGCTCAGGTTGCGGAGGTCGCGTCGGCTGCGCTGAAGCAGATGGCCGAGGCGCACGAGCAAATGACATCGATGGCGCAGGCGATCCAGAAGGCGCTAAAAGCAAAGCGGGTGCTTGTACGCGGGCCAGATGGCCGCCCAACGCATTCAGAGATTGCTGAAGAGTAATTACCAGCCAATCAGAGGGAAATCTTAAATGAGCGCGTGGCCATATATCCCTGATATCGGAACCGCCGGGAGCGATATTCAGTCAATCGAATTCTCGATTGATTACGAGGTAGTCAGCGCAGCCTCTGCCAGAGTTGACGGCCGCCTGTCTGGCTGCGTGCCATCGCAACAGGTTGCGCCGGATATGACGGTGGCGTGCAGCTCGGGCGAGGTTGTCAGCAATAGCTCAGTGCTCACTGTGGCTGGCGGGAATTGGACCGTTGGCACAGCCGATGCGACTAACCCGCGAATTGATCTGCTCGTGGTCACGAGCGCTGGTTCGCTCGCTGTGCGTGCAGGTACGGCCGCCGCGGCTCCAAAACCGCCAGCGCGCGCTGCAAACGATGTAGTGTGCGGGCACGTATTTGTGGGTGCGGGCGTAACGTCAATAATTGACGACAACATTACGCGGGCCAAGATGGCGGATGTCTCGTCTAATCAGTTGTCGCCGCTGTCGATTGATGACTCCGTCCCGGCATTGCCTGTTCTCGGTGCGCCGAGCGGCGTGGGGATTTCCATTAGTGCCGGTGACGATGATGGAGGCGGCGCAGGGGAGATCTACATTACCGGTGGTTCAGATAGCGTAAATGTTGGCGGCGCGGGCGGAGTTTACATTACCAGTGGCGCTGATGTAGGGGGCGGTGGTGCGGCTCGGGTTGAAATCACCGGCGGTGCCGATAGCGCCAATGCGGGCGGCGCGGGCGGCGTCTACATCACAGGCGGTGCCGACGTAGGAGGGGGTGGAGCTGCCGGCGTGTTCATTACCGGCGGTGCCGATAGCGCAAACGCGGGCGGAGCGGGACGGGTGGAAATCACAGGCGGCGCCGACGTAGGAGGTGGCGGCGGCGGCGCAGTGCTGATTACCGGCGGTGAAGATAGTTCTGGCGGTGGTAATGCCGGAGATGTGACCGTGAAGGGCGGCGCACACACAACGGGCGGGGGTGCTGCGGGCAATGCCATCGTTTCCGGCGGCGATGATGTTTCAGGATCAACCGGAGGCGGAGACGCAACGCTCAAAGGTGGTGACGATACCGGCGGCGGTGGCGGCGGTGGAATCGCTTCTGTGTTGGGTGGCAATTCTGGCAATAACCCCGGCGGGCCCGTTTTCATAACAGGCGGCAATGCTGCCGCTGGCAACAATAACGGCGGGGATGTCAATCTCAATGGCGGCGCTGGTTTCGGTACGGGAGCGGTTGGGAACATTGTTCTGAGCGGCTCACTAGATACTACTGCCACGGGTGGTTTTGTCCAGCTTCCGGCTTGTGCCGGCCCTCCGACAGGTACGGTTGCCTCGCCTGGCAATGGCGTTTCGGTGGTGTTCGATACCACGAATAACAAGCTATACGCCTACATTGGCAGCGCTTGGAAGAGCGTAACTCTGTCGTGAATATCGAAGGTTGAACATGGCCGGAATGTTCATTGGCGGCCCATCGGCATACATCGGCGCAGCCTATATAGGTGGCGATTCGCCACCGTCGCCGCCGGCACAGGCGAGGCGTTCGGCTGGCCGGCGGCAATACATCGTTCACGGCATGCGTTACTTCTTGACAACCGAGGAGTTGTCGTACCTGTTGGCGCGTCTTGCTAGTGAAGAGCAGCGGTCGCTAGTGCGCCAAGAAGTGCAGGTTGTCTACCCGTCACAAAAAGCGCACGCAATCGGCAAGGAGGCGTGGGCTGAGATGCAAGAATTCATGGCGCGTTGGGGGCCGCGGATGCGGAATATGCGTTTAACGCAAGAAGATGACGATGACGCAGCAAGGATTT